CAACCGCGAACACAGCCATCAGCGAATCCCCACCAGTCGGCCAGTCTCATCGCGAATAAGTTGACGCGGCTGCTGCGCCCGTTGCTTCAACATCGCCAGCCGCTGCGCCACGCGCCCCATCGCCTCATTCGGATCTACCGGCGGCGCTTCCTGCTCGCCTTGCTCACGCGGCATGACATGCACGCCTGCTGGCCTGCCCATCTCGTCATACGCCAGCATCTTCGGCCCGCTGTGCGCGTGCATCAGCTCGTCCAGGTGCTCTACCACTTCGTGCAGGAAACTCGCCATAGCGCCTTGCGGGTTGCTGGGCGACTCATTCATCATCGACGGCATTGCGGGCGCATTGGTGAACGGCTGGCCGCCTCCCATCGCCATTTCCATCGCCTCATCCGGCCCGGCTGCTGCGGGTTGCGTCTTCGACTGAATGGCGGCGACGACAATCTTGGTTTCGGCGTCTAGCTTCGCCTTCCACTCGTCAAACGCATTACTCATCTGGTGCTTCATCTGCTCGATGCGCAGGTTGGCGTCGGTGCGCTCTTTGTCGCGCATGGCTTCCATGGCATTGCGCTCGCGGTCGATCTGCATCTGCTGCTGCGCGGCCTGCTGTTGCGCCTGGATCTTGAGCATTTCGGGGTCGGGTTTCGGCTCCTGCGGCTGCGCGGCCTGCTGCTCCAGCTTGCGCATCGCCGACTCGAAACTGCCTTCCAGCTCTTTGCCAGCCTTAAAGCCGCGCACACCAAACATCAACATTTGCGCCAGCAGCGGCGTCAGCGTCGGCGTCTGCATCCCTGCGGCGACCGTCTGTTGCAGGAACTGGCCCGCTGCTTGCAAGAACTCGATTCGACTTGCCTTCTCCGCTTCTTCGTCAGCTTTGATCGTGCTGTCGGTTTCGATGTCAATGCGGAATGCTCGAGCAGCGTCGTCGCGCAGGAGAGCTTCGACCTCCTCCCACGTCGGCGCGTCCATCAGCTCTTGCAGCTCGTCTGGCGCAAGGCTTGGCGGTGGCGGCATGCCCTGCTGCTGCATCGTCTGCAACTGCTGCTTCTCTTGCGCCGAGAACATCCGCACGCCGCTGATTTTGCGGATCGTCTCCAAGCTGAAATGCTCGGCAATGATGACGGCGGTGATGCGAACCAGCTCGCGCACAAAGCGCTGGATTTCGGCCTGGCGGTCGCTCAATCTCAGGCTTGCAAACTGGCCCTTGATCTGCTGCGCGGTGGCCGTCTCGGCCGCTTTGGTTGCGCCGCGGATGATGTCTGACAGGCCGGTGATCTCGTACAAGTCTTGCTTCACCTTCTCGCGTGCTTCGTGCAGCGCCAGCAGCGCATTCACCACGTCTTGCAGCGGCAGCAAGTCGACAGCGCCCTTCAGCCCGCCCTTCTCGGCAAACATTGACCAACTCTCAACCGGGATCAGCTTGTTTTCGATGCCTTCGCTCAGAATGCGAGCCAAGCCCGGCACGCTTGCGTCGTAAACGCCTGCAACCTTGATGCTCTTCGTCAACGCGCCGATGCGCTCGGTGATGTTGTCCAGCTCGGACGCCTGATCCTGGTACTGGACATAATCCGGCACCGGAATGCACGAATCGTTAGCCAGGTTGGCGAGCAACGGACGCGGGCACGGCCAGAAGTCCGGCAGGCGCAACGGGTCGTCGCGCACATCTAGCGGCTTGGGAAAATCCTTGTGGATCCACATCGCCCGACGCTCGGCTTTGTCCCAAATCTCGTACACGCACGCTTTGCGGCTGGCGTTGGGGATCTTTTCGTCGTTGACGCCACGCGGAGAGTAATCCAGTGGCACTTCGTCGCCCACTTTGCCAAACCTTTTGCGCAGCTCTTCCCTCGTGAGATACACGCGACGCCAAACGCAGCGCACTTCTTCCCATGTCCGCGCAACCGTGTGGCCGAAGTCAGACCAGTGGACGTAATCCGTAACCACGTCCTCAAACTCCACCATCTCAAGCGTCTCGGGATCTTGCACATCGTCCGAGACTTGCCCGCCCTGTCCCACTTCGTCACCAGGCGCAGGCACTTGCTGCATGCGCGGCTCATAGCGCACCCACGTCGTGCCCCTGCCCGGCAACAAGTAGTCCAGCACAGCCTGCCGCACGGTGGCGTTGAATCCATCCTGCTGCACGAAATAATCAACGCAGCGCTCCAGCACTTGGCTGGCATAGCGCCCAACCTTGTCGGCGTCTTTGAATCGGCGCTCAATGTCCGGCTTGGGCGTGCGTGCGTAGATTGCGGGCAGCAGCGTCTGGACGTTGCTCCACAGCACGTTATATCTAACGCCTGCGCCGTCGCGAATGCCGCGCTCGTCCTTGTACCGCTTAATCAGCTTTTTGCTGCGGCCTTCCCAGCCAGTCGCGGCCCGCTCGTACATGCGGATCTCGGCAATCCAGCGCGCGACCAGCCCGGCGCCGTCATACCCAGATGCGCCGTCGGCGGTCGGTGCGCCGCCAGACGTGTCGTCTGTATCGTCAGCCATCAGACCAGCACAACCGTAACCGCTGCGGTGCCGCCAACGACGACGTACAAGCCATTGGCAAAAGCCACAGGCAGCGAGTACCAGGTGCCTGCTGTCACGTTGAAGACCGCTGCAATTGCGGTGCTTGTGCCGGTTGCGGCGTCGTCGTACAGCGTGATCGTGCCGCTGGTGCTGCTTGAGCAAAAGATGCCAAGCATTGCGCCTTGCGACGATTTGATGTTAGCGGATGCGGTGATTGGCTTTGCGTTGCCGACCGGAAGGTTGCCGATTGCCATTTAGATTCGCTCGCGTGTTTGCAGGCCAGATTCCTCGGGCCAAAATATTTCGGACGCTTTCATCTCGTGGAGAAAGCGCGGTTTTACGTCTTGTACTGGCGGCTTAGGCGGTTGCCAAACCTGCCCGATGATCTCGAATGCGTCTGCTGAATGGCTTGACCAGTCGTGCCGCGGCTTAGGCTTAAACGTCTTCAGCCGGTCGTCGAATTCATACTGGTAATTGCGTAAGGCTTCGATGCCGTTAGCGCAGCGATCAGCGTCAAACCACGCGACCTCCAGCGTCTTGCGTGCAGCGCTGATCTGGTTTTCTTGCGACGTAGCGCCGACGACGGTCATCTTCACGCCCTCGGCCCACGCAATCTGCACGATGGATCTGCCGCCGCTTGCAAGCAACTTGTTGGCCGCGTCGTGCGGGACGTAGTGCTTGCCGCCTTCGTACTTGTATGCGCGATCCTTCAGCACATCGCAGTAGTGCGTGATGTCGTGGCCGTGCGCCTCGTAGTGGTCAATCACGCGCACTTCTGGGCGCGGCCCGCCCACGAGCTGGAACCACCAGATCACCGTCGAGTCGCCAAAGCCTAAGTCCCAGGCTGTATGCACCGGCAGGCTTGCGTCTGCGTCTACCCGGGTGATGCGCCCGGCCTGCGTCGCCTTTTCCAGCCACTTGCCATACACCGCACCGGCTATCGTGGCCTCGAAGCTACACTCGAATTCCTGAGCGTACTGGTCCTCGGTCATCTGCGACGCAGCGGCAAACAGCTCTGTCTCAGCAACGATGCCCGACTCGGACGCCTTCAAAATCAGCCGATACCAGTCAGGGTCGTTTACCGCGTCGTTGACCAGCTTGTAAAACGAGTTGTGCCCTTTTGGCGTGCCGATAAATGTCGCCCGGCCCAACCTGTCAGCCAGCAGCGGACGAATGACTTCGCCCCAGATCCCCGGCGCGTGATCCGCGTATTCGTCAAGAATCACATCGTCCAGGTAAATGCCGCGCAGTCGCACATGCGCGTTATCTGCACCGTAAAGCCGGATGCGTGCGCCGTTTGGAAACTCGGCGTACAGCTCGCTCTCGTGAAACTTGACGCCTGGCACAACGCCTGCAAAGCGCCGTAGATACGTCCACGCCACGTCTTTGGCTTGGCTGTAGAAAGGCGCAACGTAAGCGCCCCGCCATTCCTGCTTCGTCGTCGTCAGCGCAGACCGCAACAAGTCGTTGATGCACGCCACCGTTTTGCCTGCTCGGCGATGGCACACCATGACGGCCCATCGCTGGCTGCGCTGATGAAACGGCATGAATGCCGCTCTCGGCGCATACGGAATTACGATCCGGGTTGATTCATCCATAAAAACGTGACAGGAATCTCGCCGTTATCGCCCGATCCTTCGATGCTGACAGACGACAAATCCGGCAGCGACTTGCGCAAAAGAATCTCAATCGCTTTTAACTGTTGCGCAGTCAATTCAAGATTGCCAAGTCCGCAATCCGTAAGACGATTAACAAGCTGACTCGTCTTAATCTTTTCGCGGATTTCGTCCTGATGTCGGGAGCGCAGTCGAGCAGCCATTTCGGTAATCGGCCAAAAAAAAGCGCCCACAGCGGGCGCAAGCAATACAAAAGGAGGAGACAAACAGGGGAAAGCGGAGACACCTTCCCGACCCAAATTCTCCGGCTAATCAACCTTTGCGGGAATACAGACGTTTCTATACGTTTCTATGCAAATGCATATGCTTTTGGTTTCAGCGCATCAATAACCGCGTCTTTGTCCCATTGCAAAACGCCGTTGTGACTTTTCGTCGGGACCATGCCTGCGTATGCGCGTTTATCGCTCAAGGATCTGTGAATCGTTGCGGGCTTTACGCCTGCCAGCGCGGCCACCTCTGCGGTGGTATACCAATCTCTGTATGTCTTCATTCAATCCCTCTGCGATTCAATGTGATCTTGAGCATGTCGCGTGCTCGAGCAAATACGTCTTGCAACGGGATGCTGCTGGCCCATTGGCTGCGAATGAGAACGTGGTGCACCGCCCTGCGCTCCAGCGGCTCCAGGCTGTCGATTGCCGCATCCACGGCCAGCGCGTGCGTCATGTCCATGCTGTCGGCCATCGTCTCGAAATCCGTGCCGCCGCGATACCGGATGCCCGCAGCCGTTGACGGGTAGCCCAACTCGTGCCGGTGATCCGTCTGCCTGATCCACTCGCGCCAGACATCCAGCAGGTAGCTCAGGCGGTCGTCGGTCATCAGTGCGCTCGCAAGCCATCCAGCACGTTGTCGGGCGTGACGCCTGGCGCATAAATCGCCACCAAGTCCTCGTGCGTCGCCCGTTTATTTGCCAACATTGCCGCCCAGTCCTCAACCGTCAGCAGCGCATAGGAATGTCCGATCCACGCCAGCGCCAGCATCTTGTCGCCGCGATTTACCTTTTCGGCGACCCTGTTGGCCAGTCTCATCTTTTCAGTCAGCCTCACGACAGATCCACCTCTCGCAGTCGCCCATCCGCATGCCAGCCATGCACAACAATCCGCACGCCAGCCTCGCGCACAAGCGGCAGCAACGGCGAGTCGGTGATCTTGCGCACGCGGGCCGCGACGTTCGTCCAGCTCGTGGTTTG